CCTGATATTTACTCTTCCATTCCTTCAAGAAATCATCATATGTTCTATCCGCCCACTTAGAGTAGTGGTACAAATCATGCTTAACCAACACTTCCTTCAATAAACGTGACCTAGCCTCATATATTTGTCTACCATGCTGGAACCATGCCGCGAGCGCATTGTCAGCGTTAACACCTACACTTTCTTCTGGCGTGAGAATACTACGTGTGAGGTACTGCAAACTCTTAAATATTGATGACTCATCTAAAGGTGCCATTAGTAGATCAGTATCTGCGTTAAATTTCGGTTTTCGCTTAAGGAAGCTGAGCTCATCTAATGTGATAAAGGGACGCGACTCTTGATCTTTCTCCGCCATGGTGTAAACTATTCCAAAATCATTGAAAAACATTTGCCTGTTAGTATGCCCAAACCAATCAAAGCCTGGTCTCACTGAATCAGCACAATCGTCTCCGTATGTTAACAAACTACAAACAACCTTAAAAGGAGGTGCCGTTACGCCAAGCCTCTGTGCAAGTCCGAAATAACACAACCTATGGAGAATCGAATTACAGATGCAATTGATGATGGTAGTTAGACTATTGCCCGATGTGACTGAAGAAAACAGCTTGAAAATGTCTCCATTCATGTGAATGACTGGGTATATTACCTCTGTAGCAATGGCTCTCATCATATCAAGATCCTCACATGAATACCCTATAGCACTAGCAAACTCTATAAGCACGTTAAAGGCAGCACATATCACTTGACTACTCATCCGCTGGTCATAATTCTTGTAATCTCCAGCGACGATTCTGTCCCCACCATATTTCGATATTATCAACATCAAAGCATGCCATTCTGGACCTTCAGCATTACATCCGACCGCTAATTCATACACATCCGGCTTAGTTATCAGTTCAGTCACTATTGGCAAGAAATATTTCCTCAATGCAATTGTCAAATTGAGATTCGAACACTGGAACGTTCTCGTCACCGTTTTCGTTCTCTTAACTGGCTCGTCCTTCAATGATTGATGGAAAATCTCAT